TCGAACTCGCGCTCTATCACTCACTTGCCAAACTGCCGGAGCCGGAAACCACCCACGATTTTTTCTGACGAATCATTTTATTCGAGTGATGTAGTCGTGGAACAAATCGCAAGATGGATGAATGGCACCAGCGAGATCGGTTCTCTAAGCGACAGCAGCAAAGAACACGCGCCGCGAAATCCGCAAAAGCTGATGAGCCGACGGGCTCAATGGCTGTGGGCACTGGCTTTGCTCCTAGTTTCCTTGTTGCTCTGGAAGTTGATCTAACAGCGCTCTGAGTCGGTATCAGGCCTGTAACGCGTTCTCGGCTCGGCTAAAGCCGGGTATTGCACCTCAAGGAATCTTGCGCCGATTCATCCTGTGAAACCCCGCTCACGGAACCACGTGACCGCGCAGTCGGCTACCCGCCGAATTGCCCGTCCGCGCGGGCAACCGGGCCACACGCTTATCTTTGCGGGTTCCGCTTCAAGTGCTCCTGCTGCACCTGCACCGCTTTACCGACGGCGGAATTGTGCGCGGCAATAATCGCCGCTCTGGTGCGCTGTTCAGTGAGAACGGGGTCCGTGCCGCGGGCGTCGATCGTGTAGTAATGATTCGACGCATTGCCTTCGAGCATGCGCCGGGAAGCCGAGTTGCTGGAGATGCGATTTCCCCGCCGAATCTCCGGGCCGTTCTCTCCGACGAGGTAAGCCTTGTCCGGCGACATGTCGCCGCCGCCCGCGAATGCCCCGGCAAGCGAGAGGCCTGCCAGTCCCCCACTACCACCGCCACCGCCGCCGAGAAGCCCTCTTAGAAGCGGCCCGAGGAACCCGGCTGCTTTGCCGAGGAGGCCCGCGAACAGGCCGGCCCCGGCGTCTGCTCCCGGTACACCTGGATCGTCGCTGGCCGCATCCGACGCTGCGCCGCCAAGGTCGATCCCGGCGTCCTTCGCCATCTTCACCCACAACGGATTCCCCTTCGTTCCGTCGGGCTTGCCGCCGAGCGAGCCGCCGACGTTGACGCCCATCGATTTGCCGAGAGCACCGATGCCGGTTTGCATGCCCTGCTTCATCGTCGAAGTGAGCATCTGCTTGCCGATGCCTTCGAACATCTTTCCGAAGCTGGTTTTCCCGCCCGTCATCAGTTGCGTCAGTTGCTCTGCCAGCTTGTCGAACGCCGAATTCAGAGCCTCGTAGATGATCGAGGCCGTGCTCTTCGCGGACTTCTGCATGTCCAGGAAGAAGGCGTCGACGCCCTCGCGGACCCCGCCGAACCGAAGCAGGAGCGCGACCGTTTCGTCGGTCGTCTTGTTGAAGGCGTCCTGGGCCTTTGCCGCCACCTGCATCGACTGGCCGTATGTGAGGTTTCCGCCCTGGGCTGTCTTCATGGCAGCGACCTCGCGGTTGAGCTGGTTGATTTCCTCCTGGTACTGCTCAACCGGCGACCGCAACGCGATAGCAGCTTTGGCATCCTCCTCCGACCATTCGGCCTTGGTCAGGTCGATGATCAGTTGCCGCTTCTGTTGCAGCGCTGCGATGGCTTCCTTGTCGGTCGCGGTGGCGATTTGCTGGTTGATCAGGTACAGCTTGACCATGAGAGCAGCCTGCCTCTGCGCGTCCACGAACTGCGCGGCAGCGTCGACGGCAATCCGCTTCATCGCCACTTCCTGCTGAAGAGCGTAGATTTCCCTGTTGGTCGACTCCACGATTTCCGCGCTCTGCTTACGGTTCAGGAGAGCGTCCAGTTTCGCCAGCTCGGGCGCCATCTGCTTCAGTTGCTCGGCAGTCCGGTTGAACGTCAGGCCGAGGATGGCGTTGGCCACGGTCGCGCGCCGAACAGCGGCCTCACCTTCGAGGTTTGCTGCCGCCAGCGCACGAGTCTCCTGTATCGACAGGTCGGCAGAGTGCTGCTGAGAGAGCAGCTCCTTGCCGTACTCGTTGAGCGCCTTGAGCGATTCTTCGAGAGCGACCTTGTAGCTGATGGTGGCCTTTTCTGCGCTTGTGAGAGCCGGCCGCTTCTCATCGAGCAGCTTCGTGTCGAGTTCGAGGATGATCGCAGCGGCCTTTTCAGCAGCAGCCACAGCGGCGATCTCTTCGGGCGTTCCGTCCAGGACTTTGAGGTAAGCCTTTTGCGCCTCAATCAGCTCGTTCAGCTTCAGGATCTCGTCGCCGTAAATGTCCCGCTTCTCCTTCTTCTTTGGAGCACCGAGGCCTTCGGTGTCGGGCTCGGGCAATTCCGGCCGGGCTGGCCCGCCGACCTCGGCGGGTTTCTTCGCCGGAGCCAACCGTGCCGCCTTCGCCTGATTCAGAGCGTCGATGACAAACTGCGGGACCAGCGCGCCGAGTATCTTTCGCGCGAACTCCAGCACTGCGGTGAACGCCGTCTTGAAAATCTGAACGATGATGTTGTCGGACAGCATCTTCATGAAGCCGTTCCACACGCCTTTCATGAAGTCCACGACCTTGTGGAAGGTGTCGCCGACCCAGGTGAAGACGTTGCCCATTACGATCCACGTGGCATTCCAGATATCGCGTAGTTGGTAGGTCGTACCGCCGAGGCTGAAGGTGGCGTCGCGGAACTTATACAACAGCAGGATGATTCCAGCGACCGCCGCTATCGCAATCGTCACTGGCCCGCCCACCGCAGCCACCGCCGCAGCGAGACCGTAGCCCGCGGCCGACGCGATCCCTTCCTCTGCCGCCAGCGAACCGACCATCCACACTGCTGTCTTGAGGAAGCTCGCGAATTCGGCGAGAGCCGGGAGCACCTTCCCGAGGCCGGCGAATCCGATAACGAGCTTTGCGATCCCCGCTCCAGCTTTGGCGAGACCGCCACCCGCGAGGTCCGCGATCAAAGGAATGGCGATCTTTGCGAGCTGTAGGCCCGCCAGCGCTTCGAGAGCCACCTTCAGCGCGTGGGCGTGCTTGATGGCGAATTCCATCGCAGCGCCAACAGCATTGATGGCAGTAGTAAGCTTCGCGCCAAACTCCTGCGCCAGCTTCGGGATGTCGAAGTCCTTGCCAAGATCCTGCAAACGGTCGCTCAGCTTCAGCAGCGCGGGAAGAACCGCAGCCGTGAGTTGGATGCCGAATCCGATCTGGGCAGCGTGGAGCTGGGTCAGAACCTCGTGGAACTGGTGCGCCTTCGCGGCGACGTCGCCGCCGATCACCAGCCCAAACCGCGTGGCCTCGGCGGTGAGTTCAGCCTGGTTCTTCCCGAGGTTGTTGAGCATCGGGATCATGGCTGCGCCAGCCTTACCGAACAGAGCCATCGCGAGCGCAGTCTTGCCCGCACCGTTCGCCATCCCGGAGAACTTCACGGCGACCTCGGTGAACAGGTCCGAGCTGTCCTTCAGGTGCCCGGTCGAATCGGTTACGGAGACTCCCAGGCGACCGAAGATGCGCTGCAACCCGGCGTTTCCGTTCTGCGCGCCGAAGGCCGACTTCGCCAGCTTCTCCATCCCTTTCGCCATGTCGTCGACTTCGACATGGCTGATGCGCGCCGCATACGCCAGCGCGGAGAACTTCTCGACCGTGGTGCCTGTGGCCTGCGACAAACGGCTGAGCGAGCCTATGGTGTCGATGCTTGTCTCGACCAGCGCTGCGGTGGCTGCGGCCAGGCCCGTGGCGAGAGCCAGCCCCGCGGTGGCGATCTTCTCAAGCGAGCGTTTGATGTCGTTCGCGCTCTTCGCGGACAACTGGCTCATCTTGTCCATCGACTGACTGAACGAGGCTGTGTTGGCCTTCAGGTCGATGGTGAATGTTCCGACGACTACGCTCATGATTTGTCCGGGGGCTTGGTTTTCGGAAAACGCGAGAACGCGGCCATCACGTCTTCGCCGGTAAGTCCCTCAGTCTCCTTAGCCAGGGGATGGAGCATGAACGACTCTGCTTCGAGCGGCTCGTCTGGCCGGCAGAAGCTGAAGTTGGCAGTTGTGGAAGCGATGATTCCGACGAGCAGCTCTTCGCGCTGCCACGCGGTCACCTGCCTCTTGAGGAGAGCGTGGACCTGGCGGGGTGTCATCTCCAGCCACTCCTCGGAAGAGAGCCCGAGGTCGTGCCGGGCGATTGCCCAGGCGTCCAGCCATGTGCGCGGCGGATCTACTCTGCCGCTTTGGTAGGGTTTGCGGGATCGGCCTCCAATTCGCCCGGCGCCGGAAGCGCTGCGGCCCACGCGGCGAGGATGCCCCGCTGAATCGTCACGAGGTTGTGCGGAGTGATGAAGTCTCCGACCTCGTCTATCGTGTACTTCGCGCCCGCGCGCTGCAACGCCAGGAACAACAGCGCGCGCATCAGCTTCGCGGACGGTCGGACGAGGTTCGCGTCCCCGGAGAGAACGTTCAGCCCGGTCAGGTCCTCGCACTCGATCAGGACGTTGTGCGTGATGACGATGGGCCAGGTCTTGCCGTCCAGAAGGATCTCCACTTTCTGGACAAGTTTGTCGGCAATCTTTCTCGCCATGGGCTTAAACGACCGTCTCCGTGATGTTGCCGGTGATCTGAATGTCTGCGGCGAAGTCGATCTTCTTGTTGGGTTCGAACGGCCCGGTCTCGTACTTCGAGATGAAGCCGACGCCGCTCGCCGTATAGATCTGAGTGCCCTTGTTGATGGGCGAGATGATCTGCCACGGAAAGACGGTCTGGGACTGCGCGAGGGTGCTGATTTCGAGCTGGCTCGCGTCGCCCGTGAAGTTCCCGGAGAGCGCGATCGTGCCGGGCTTGATCAGACCGGGGATCATCTCCTCTGTTGCGTTGGGCGACTGGAGGTGCGTCGTGTCAATCGCCGGAATGGAGAAGTTGGACGGCTTGATGCTCGCCAGCTCGGCCATGATGGTGTAGTCGATCGGACTGGCGCTGTCGCCGATTCCGAACGTTGCTTTGTAGCCGGTGTTCGCTTTGGACTGCGGCATTTTGTGAAGCTCCTTTTAGGTCTGGGTAAACCAGATTTCGTACTCAAGAATTCGGCGTGACGTTCGGCCTGGGCCATCGAAGAAGTCGATTACGTTCGTTCGGAAGCAGCCATGGACCGCTGTCTCGTCCGGGTCCGGAAGGGCGCCACTGTAGCCGCTCAGCACGTCGTCAATGGCTCTCGCGAGAAGGATGCAGTCGGCGGCAATCGCGCCATCGCAGTTGATCTGGACTCGCCGGTTGATAAACCCATGCGCGCCATCGAGCGTGTAAGGCTGGACCTCCGAAGCGGAGATGTACGTCCAGAGCGGCAGGGCGTGATCCTTCGGCGCCTCCGCGAAGAAGCCGCTGCCAGGAGCAATCGCCTGGACCGCAGGCGACGCCTGCACGAGCATCACGAGTCCCTGTTCGATCATTTGTTGAGCGTTTCCACGCCCTCGCGGATGACTTCGGTGAATGCCTCAAGCGCGGCCTGGCTCGACGAATCGAAGCCGGGACGCATGAACGGCTGCGCTGCGCCGTGCACCGATCCGAACTCGACGAACATGCCCCACGCGCCCGGCGAATCCTTGCCCTTCGACTTGTCCTTCAGCGGGCCGATGGTGACCGTACCAGATTCCTGCTTCGCCGAGAGAACGATCTTCATTCCGATGGAGTCGCGCAGTTCGCCCGGCTGCCGACGCTTCGTGGCCGTCTTCAAAAGCGGCGCGCGGCTCTTCGCGCCGGCGACCATCAAATCGCCCCCGGCCTTCAGCGCCTTGCGGAGCGCGCGTTTCGCCAGCTTCGGCCCCGCCTGCGCGAGCGCGTCCTCGACTCCTTTGAGGCCCCGTACTTCAACCGTGATGTCCATGTGTTTGGGAGCGGGAACCGCCCGGTCCTACAGGTTTTTGCCGATCGCGAGGCAGTTCAAAACCAGAACGACGTCGAGTTCACCGATGTTCTCGACGGACTGGACCAGATACAGGCCGTTCAGCGCCTGCACCTGCATGTTGGCGACGATCCCCGCCTGCCACCACATCGAAACGGTGAGGAAGAGCTGAGTCGTCTCCTGGCCGGACTTGATGACGTCCACCCCGCGGACGGGGACGATCTTCGCGTAACAGGTCAATATCGGAGCCATCGTTACGGTGCTGCCGGACACGTCCGACGAAGGCGCCTGCCCGAGGATTGTGATCTGGTGGCGCATTTCGCCGGAATCCAGGGTGGGCCATTTCATGACGTTCCTTAGCCGACGTGCTTCAGTGTTCCCTGCGAGAGCATCGTGGTGACGCCAAAGGGCAACTCGCGAGTCGGATCGAAGTTCCTTTCAAACGGCAGTCTGCCGGTGAACCAGTCGTTGATCAGTCGCTTCATCCCGACCTTGATCGTTCTCCCGTCGGCCTGCCAGAACACGGAGCCGTTGGCGAAGCCGCTGGTGTAGCGGATGAGAATCGCGGAGGAAGGCCAAGGCGTGAACACTGGCCACATCGAGTTATATGGCGGCGTCACAACACCGGGGCTCTTTTTCGTATCAACGATGTAGTCGACGTTCTGAGCCAGTGTCGTGACCAGGCCGGTGTTGTCCGTGGTCGTGAACAGGTCCACCGAGACGAGCGGCGCGCGCAATTTGATGAAGTAGTCGAGCCAGAAATCGAGCGACAGGTCCCACTGCTTCTGCACCAGATCCCGGCCCTGCATATACTCGGCCTGGACGCGCGCGGCAGAGATCAGTTCGGTGATCAGCTCGTCTTCGTCCGGGTCTGCCGGGGACCGCGCCGGCACCTTCAGGAACGACTTCACCTCGTCCAGCGTGAAAGGCTCCACGAAGGACTGAACTGGCGACGAGTCGGTGAGCGTAAGGCTCCCGTAGCTCTCCAGCCAGCCATAGAGGCCTCCGTTTGGCCCGTAAACACCCGAGCCTATGCCACCGAATTGCATTGTGTTTTTCTTTCGCGCGGCCCCTTTTCAGGCTGGCCACTGCCGGAGCGTCTGCGGATCGCGGACCCAGGCTTGCGTTTGGGCCAGACGGTCGTACTGGACATGCCAGCTCATTGCCCGCTCAACCGGATCGAAGCGGGGCATGCGTTCGGTGAGGACCTTGCGCGCGCCCTGCCGGGATGACCGGATTGGATAGTGCTTCAGGATCAGCGGCTCCGGGCCAACTCTCCGGTTCGCGAAGCGAGCCTCGTGCCCGCCACTCGAAGCGAGCGAGACGACGCCCTGATTCTTCCAGGCCTTGATATGCGGGAGCCGGTTGTCCACACCGTCTTCCGAGTAATGCCGAAAGTACGCCTCGGGAT